GCGCGGCAGGCTGCTCCTGTGGTGCCGGTAAACGAAGAAAGCGGTACGTATCTCACCATTGAACAAAAACACTGGTTTGCTGACAAGCTGGAACGCCGCGCCTACGGTGACACGTTTGCCCAAGGTGGTTACACCTTTGGATCAGACACATACAAAACCCTGCAATTTGGTTTGGAGCACGCGATCCCGGTGGAGCACGAAGCGACAAGCCAGGTTCCCATGCGGTTGGAGCAGGTCGGCCTTGAGTGGCTGGCCCATCAATCCAACATTCGTAAAGAAATAGCGTTTGTGGCCGATTTTATCAAGGCGGGCGTGTGGACTACCCAAGACAACAACAGCGCCACCGACTGGGATGATTCCGGCGGTACACCTGTAGCTAACATCGCCACCGCCAAACGGACCATCCGCCAATTGACCGGCCGCGAAGCAAACGCCCTGTTTGTTGGCGAGATTGTTTACGATGCGCTGCGCGTCAATGCTGAAGTAAAGGCATTGGTTCAGTACACCCAAACAGGAACGGCCGACAACATGCGGTCCCTGCTGGCGGCCGTGCTTGATGTGCAAACGCTGGGTGTATCCCGCGCTTTGTACAACTCCGCAAACACCGGACAAACCGCAAGCCTGGCACCAATCATGGATGACGACGCGCTGCTGTGTATCGTAGCTCCTGGCGCTGACATGATGAGCGTTTCTTCGATGAAAACGTTCACCTGGGCACCGGGTGGCGGCGAGGGCAGTGTTGATTCTTACCCGTCAAAAGAGCGCAAAGCCAGCATCTTGCAGCATACCGAACAGTGGGACCAGAAACAGATCGCCGCCGCTACTGGCGCAATTTGGCTTGACATCGTTTAGTCGATACGACTTTATTTACTTATGCTCTAGGGAGGGCGGCGAACTGGTGCCCCCGTTCGCTACCTTCCCCAGAGTATAGGGGGCACACAGCATGACAAATTACACCACCGGCAGCGCCTATATCGGCGTTGTTGGGCCTGATGAAATCCCCGTTGATTCTGTTCTATCCATCATGAATATTGAACGCCGCCCCGGTGACGCTACGCCGCTTTTCATGAAAGCGACGAAAGGGTATGAAGCGCGGCAAAAGCACATTGACGCATTTATGGCCAGTACACACGACTGGCTGCTCCTATTAGATCACGACATGGTATTTGAATCCGACACGTTAGAGCGGCTGCGCTCTCATGGTGTGCCATACGTAAGCGGGCTATACATGCGCCGCCGCTTTGCACCGATGTTTAGTGTCTGGTTTGAGCCGTTTGACGGCGTGTGGCCATTGATGCCATTTACCGACGATCCCGAACGTGGGCGACTACATGAATTGGGCGCTTCTGGGTGGGGGTGCATCCTGTTACATCGGGACGTAATCGAAGGCACACGGCCGTATCTGAACGGGTATCAAGAAGTGCTTGAAGATGCCATGTATGACCTGCGGGGGGAAAAAGACATTATAGGGTCAGACATTCGTTACCCCATCATTGCCCGGCAAGCGGGTTTTGTGCTGTGGGGTGATCCTGATGTACGGCCCAAACACATGGTTAGTTATCCCCTCTCACCTGATGACTATTCCGGCACACCGGAAAGCATAAGGGCGGAGTGGGCGAATTATTTACGCAATCAGGTAAACGAGGCGCGGAAACTGCGCCAGGGGGCACAATGAACATTTGCTTTGTCACCGCAGGCCCAATTGAATGGGCATCGTCACGTATGCGGGCGTATTGGGTAGCCGAGGCGCTAAGGGAACGGGGTCATGAGGTTGAGATTACACAGTACCCGGGACGCCAATATATTGCGGCTAATCATGCGGCTATTGTTTGGCAAAAGACCGTTGATTTTAACCTTGTGCGATTGAACAACCAATGGAAACACTATTGGGACGTGTGCGATCCGTCGTGGTGGTGGCAGCCAAACGAGTGCCGGAAGATTGCCGAGTACATGACGGCCGTTGTAGCCAGTAGCCAGGCGCTTGCCGATGATTTTAACCAATGGTATGGGAAAGATTTAGCCGTCTGCATCCCCGACCGCCTGAAACTATCCCACTTTCACACCCAACGACAGCACAGAGACGTGTCGCCCGTTCGCCTTATCTGGTTTGGCATTGCTGCCAACCGCGTGGCGTTGTGGGGCGCACGGGCCAACCTGGAGCGGCTGGTAGCCAACGGGCACAAAATAGAGTTGACCATCTTTGACGACAGGCCAGACGTGCGGTTCCACTTCTCTGATGCGTTCCCTATCTATCACGTGCAATGGTCACTAGACAAGGAGGTCGAGGTATTGGCGGCGCATGACATAGCCTTATTGCCGCCGTATCCTGGGCCGTGGGGAGAGGTCAAGAGCAACAACAAGGCGCTGACGGCATCTGCTTGCGGTTTGCCAGAGACGACAGGGTTTGATTACAGGCACTTAAGACATCTTGTTTGCGTTATGCCAGAGCGTAAATATTACAGGAACCCTCCAATCAAAAAAGAATACTTGGTGGATCAATCCGCCGCCGAATGGGAGGCGCTGCTATCGTGACCCTTACAATCATCCTTACCTCATACGATAGACCTCCGTTTGTTGTTCGTGCCGTTGAATCCATGCTGGCCCAAACTAATCCCAATTGGCGGCTGATTATTCAGGACGACGGGAGCGGCATGGGCACGGTGGGCAAGCTGCGGCGTTATGCCCATGCTGACCACCGCATTACCTTACATGAGCATGTCGTCACCAATCGCCGCGAAGTAACCCGGTACGCCGTGCTGATTAACGAGGCGCTGGCCTGGGTTGAATCTGAGTTTGTCGGTTACATGTGTGACAACGTGGAATACAAGCCAGAAATGGTTGACAGCGTTCTGGCTTATTTTGCCGCCAATCCAGACGCGGGCGCGGGTTACATCTATCACGAGCGCGATTGGTACGCCACCAGCGGTAAACGATTAGGACGGGCATCTGACATCGACCATTGGGACTACACGCCGCCCGTAGTGCGAGACATTCATGAGCCGATGGGGATGTTAGACCATTCGCAGGTATTCCACCGCCTGCCCATTGCGGCACGGTGGGATGAAGACATGGCGGCGGTCAAGTGTGGCGACGGTCTTTTCTTTCAAAAACTAGTCCTTGAGCGGGGCGCGATACGGCCGATACGCCCCGGCAAGGTGTTAAGTGTGGAGCATCTTTTCCAATGAGCAGCTACATTGACCCACGCCACAAAATCTTGTACCACACCGACCGGCTGGCCGCGATTAAGGCGGGCAAGAAGCCAGCGCCGATCAACATAGAGATTGACCTATCAAACCGCTGTTCGTTGGGGTGCGAGTGGTGCCATTTTGCCTACACCCACACGCGGGGACCGTTGGCGGGCAAGGTAGATACGCCTAACGGCCGTATTCCCGGCGGCGATCTGATGGATTACGAACTGGCCAAAGAAATCATAATCCAGGCGCACGCAATGGGGGTGCGGTCCATTACCTGGACCGGCGGGGGGGAGCCAACCTTACACCCGCGATTTGACGATGTTGTGACATTTGCTCACCGCCACGGGATGCCGCAGGGCTTGTATACCAACGGGGTACACATCACACCGGAACGGGCGGCGCTACTAAAGCGCGTCATGTCTTGGGTGTATGTGTCACTAGATGAGTGTGAGACTGAGATGTACAAGGAAAGCAAGGGGGTAGACAAGTTTGAGGCCGTGTGCGAAGGGACGCGCAGCCTGTCCGCCGCTGAGGGAAATGCCACCATAGGCGTAGGCTTTTTGCTTCACAAATATAACTATTTGGACACGAGGCAAATGATAAGACTAGGCTTGAATCTGGGGGCCGATTATGTGCAATTTCGCCCTACTGTTGACTATTCACAAGACCACCCATCTAAGCGCAAAGATTTTCCCGAATGGATAGACGAACTATTAAACATGGCCAGCCCATTAGAGAATGACAAGGTGTTATTTGACCAGGAACGTTTCGAGATGTACCGCGATTGGAACGGCCGTTCCTACTCCACCTGCCATTGGACACAAGTCCAGACGGTCATCACGCC